CCCGCATTTCTGCTTTTATCCCGGAGGGACGGACATCTCTTTAGAATCAGAGAGGACGAATCTAATCTGGAATCTCAGTCAACTTGTAAGTTGGCTTGAAATCCGGATCGTCATCATCATCTGCTGACTCATCCAGAGACACTTGACCAAAATTGAGGTCTGTAGATCGTAAGATCCGCAGATAGAACTGGCGTTCGTTTTCGCCTATTCTACCGAGGCCAACAGCCTCTTCCTCAAAGAACACGCCCATTCGAATCTTGTCCGTATTCACTTCTTCCGTTGGCTCCAGAAGTTTTTCTAGAGCTACTTGTAGGAAGCGAGTAAACTTTGTGGCTCTCTGCTCCTCCTGATCTTTACCAGCCAGCTTCCGTTCTCGAGAGAACGGATCTGGAAGATGAAAATCAGGAATGATTGGATGATCCCACAAAGCGAACAAGCACGAAAGGTATCGTGCCACGTCAGGCTCAGGATGATACAGGAAATGAAGCATAGGCGTTACCGCCTCTCTCCACTTTCTAATCGTCCGCTCCTTCCATAGATCGCCAAAGCGTTCTAAAAGGATGTACGAGTTAGACGGGTTTACAACCCGCTTTTTCGTACCAGGAACGGATTTCCCGAGTCCCAAAACAAAGTCCAACCGAGCCTTCATGGCTTTCCATTGACGTTCCAATTCAGGAACAATGTCAAGGAGAGACTTGTTGGCAAGGCGACTTAAGAGGTCCGTAAGGATCTCATCCGGCATGTGGACGCTCCAAGCAAGGAGCTTATCCACCTGGACAGTGAGCGCTGGACTAACGGTGTATACCGCTAACCAGGCCAAAAATGTCTCCCGGTTAGTTTCTTTATCAGGAACTAGCAGGGACCGGAGAGCCGACAGACCTTTCGGGTCCAAGGCTCCAGTGACCAAATTTCTTCGTGCTTTTTCCCAATCGGGATGGAGCATGAAGTATTTGATCAGCCCTAGGATCTTATTCGGGTTTAAAGCCGAGTAATGTGATCCTAGGCGAGCTAACGGGGTTAATGTTAGCTCGTTCACCTTTGAGTGGATATCACCTTCGAATCGATGCATAACACCGTAGTCGAGACCTCTCTTTACGAACATTGCTCTTTGAGCAACTGTTTGAATAGAGTTGTCTTCCCGAAACGAGATTGGGGAAAGGTTCTGACCAACCCAATAGGTCTGGTTTGCGAAATTTACCAAACCTGACTTTCCTGCGAAGCTTTTCGCAAGACCGATGGGAATCCCAAAATCTTGGCAAATCGCTAGATAGGATTGACAGGTCGATTCATCTCGGATAGTGACATCGTCACCAAGAACCCTGTAGTCATAATCAGCATTAGTCCTTTTTGCCTTGAAAGCGGCAAATTGAACCAACGCATGATGAGTGACCGCAAGGAGAGCCCACGAACCAAGGGCTCCCATGGGTTGCCCCCGCGTATAGCGTACTGATTCGCGGACGTCTTGGATCTTTCCAGAATTTTTCAGGGTCATAGACCCTGGAACCTGGAAATCCCGTTGAGTTATAATCGCCATCATCTGAGCCAATTTCCCCTCAGGGAAAACGGATTTCAGGCAATGGTAATAAAGCTCTCTCGGGATCATGTCAGTTGCCTTGGACAAATCGTAGTTTCCGATGAACGCCTCGGGATGAGCCATGTTATCTCTAACATACTCATAGAGACTTCCAAGCTGATCAAATGTGGCGTCGTAAGGTTTTAGACCTCGCAACGCTTCAAAAAGATTCAGATGAAGAGGTTTCAATACCGATTGAGTTCATGGATCTACGATTGCAAAGACTCTTAACTTTCCTGCGGGCTCCTTTTTGAGAGCCAACTTCGATAAGGGTTTGAGACCCCAATCGATCTTCGATCGATATTTAGGATCATAAACTGATCTTATTAAATCGGTCAAAGACTCATGGGATTCAAACTCTTTAGCTGACGCTAAGAACTTAGGCCACAGATCGCTTCCTGACTTTTGCAAGTAAGGAGCGAGAGGGTTACTTTTCCCAATTTGGGATTGGTACATCCATAGCCAAGCGAATAAGCCCCATGTGTTCCATTGTTTGGAATGAGGAGCTGATTTGCTCGACATGTGGATAATCGGATCTAACTTTGTATCCGGTTCCCACTGTGATCTAAATCTAAGCGTCGGCCAGAAGATATTCTCGCAAAACCAGGAAAACAGACTCAAAGTAGTCTGAAATCCGGCATGGTTGGGATCCACTGGAGTAGCAGTAATACTGCTAAAATCCGGTGAGTCGTACTTGGATTCAAAACCCTTGTACATCCCAAACAGTGAGAGGTAGAACCGCAGAGTAGGTAAGTGTCCTGCCCGAATCAATGCTCGCTCCCCTTGTGGGATGCAGCGAGGAATACCTGAAACTAAGGATACTGAGATCCCAAAATCCTGAAAAGTGGCCTGTAAAGGGTCACCAGCCAGAGTTTTGGTGATAGCAATATTACATGTTTTCATGTACTTGATAACATATGCAGCCCCGTGATTCGCTAGCATCTTCTTGAGATACTGCGCAATTCGGTTCGCCGCCATGTATCGAGCCCTTGTGATAGGTTTCCCCGTGATTCACAAGGCAAGGTTGCATGACCAAGCCAAAACGGAAAAGGACAATGAACGTGGGGTCAAGGCGATAGTGCTAGAAGGATCCCGTTTTACCGGGATCTTCAGCGAGTGTACCGTCGATGTGAAGAACCTAGACCACCCCTTCTTCGAACGCGGTCCCCCAAAGGCTGGAACGGCGAAAGCCAGAAGGCGCCCCCAATATGTGGGGGGGGACACTTTTGAACCTGGAGTGCCACCAGTGCCTGACTGCTTAGAAGAACCTTCTTTCGAAGGAGATCCTATTTGAGGATCTGAAGAAGAACGGTCTCTATGGGCCTTAGCGGCTTCCACAGCTGTTAACCAGTCATCACCAGGAGCAATGATTACCGTTAGTCTTCGTCTTATAGACAAGGCCACCTTCGATAATTCGAGGTATTCGGCTTTGTTTAAATAAAGAAGGACATCACTAGCGTGCGGATCTACAACGACATAGTCGTCCACAAGATCAGGATCAATCTTAGCTAAGAATGATTCCCTTACTGTTTCTGACAATCGCTGCGACCGCAGCCGTAAGGCTAAAGTTGCATGCATTGTTGAAAAAGAAATGGTAGGGCTTGCACCCTAGATGGTCGTTCTTCTACGACTGTAGACTTGCGGAAACAATCATGTAGTCTAGCTTTAACGTCACGTTACCGCGCGTCTCTACCAGTATCACCCCTGGGATTACTCCCTGCTGCTCATTTCGATCAACTCCTTACCGCACTTACGACTACACCTTTGGAAGTAAAGATCTGCCTTATTATCTCTTTCGAGATTTTCGCGCTAATCTTACACTGAAGCATGTAGCCTGGTACAGTAAGGACTTAAGGTCCTTGAGCAGTGGTTCCATTTCACCTTTCGGTCCACTATGGTGTTCTAGTCCCTGTTCTGTCTGAGGAAGAGTCGTCCTGCTAACCCTCATCTTACGATGTTTGGAGAGTAAACTCTCTTCATTCCATTCGATGCTTCTCAGCATCTTACCGTTGCCCTGGATGGCTCCCACCGATCTTTCGACTGATGGGGATTTCATCCCCCTTTACAGGTCTGAAGGTATTTGATATATCAGGATTGTGGAATAGGATATTTTGCTTTCGCAGGATTCCCTGACCATAGCCCTGGCTTTCGCTGGACCTAATAAGTCCGAAACCAGTGAAACACCTATCTTAGGGTCATCCCGAGATATGGTTACTCAACAAGCCTATTGAGCCCAAGTCCACGGACCTCCCCTAAACTCGTCGATGGCGACTCCGGTTAGGCATCGGAGGAGGTATCTACTTAAAGAAGCGAACCGCGCAATGCGGT